ACCATAGGCAAATTGTTGTTTAGTGATCCATTTCTCAACAGCTTTTATTTGAGTGTTTGTGGCTTTTGTTGTGTTTTTTAGTGCCAGGGCTAATTGCTTTTGAGATTTCTGGTCAGCTGCTGCAGCCTTAACAGCATCGACTGCAAATGCGGCGGCCATACCAGCAACGGCGACACCGGCAAGAGCTGCAGACTTGGCAATGCTTGCCATGCCACTTTTAATTTTGCCACTGAAACTATCGGTCTGACCTGATGCTTGTTTAATACCTTTGGCAAAATCTTTGGTATCTGCAAGCAGGTTGAGTTTGAGAGTACGGATGTTAGCCATTATCTGGACCCCATTTTCGTTTTAAGACCTTGTACACAGTCTCCAGGTAATCCCTGCGTATCTTTTCCTGATTTGCTCTGAGTGTTGGGAAAATAAAATAACCCTTTGAGCCTCTGCCTTGTTTGCCTGAGTATGGCGCAAACTTTAGGCCGCCTTGTGGGAAAGTGCCTTTGCCACCTTGACGGACACCAAACTCAGCACCGAACAGCATGTCACCCATGAGAGGCTGTGGACTGCCTGGAGTCTTTTTACGGCTAACTGGTACTCTGCGACCTCCACCAGCTGTAATGCTCGGTAAACGGTCTTTATTGGCTTTTATGGACTTTTCTACAAGTAATGCCTGACGGCGATTAGGTGCAAAATGAGCCTTACTGCGCATCTTGTTGGCAAGGTCTCCTACCATCCGCTGAGTCTCAGCTCTCAGGATGTCTTGCATGTCTTTGGGCATAGTCTTAAACGCTCGTTTTAGCATGGATAGGTCTTGAGCGTTGGGCTTGAACTCAACCTTGATGCGGTTGTTCTCCGCCATTAGTAAGCACCTCCCATGCCGTATTTATGTCAGCCATAGACCATTTCACTAGATCACCTAACGGTATGCCGGTAAGTGTCGCCAAATGGATTAACTCTCGCTTTAGGCTTCCGACTCTGTGGCTTTTGGGTCGTCATCGACCACCTCAAAACCCTCAAGGTTTTTAATCCAGCTGTCGTAAGGCGTCGGTATTTCCGAGGCTAGCCAAATGGCATAGGTAATAATCTTGGTGCTACCGTCTGCCATCTTGTTTTGGGCTTCGGTTATGGTAAGGCCCAAGTCATCCTCGAGCCTTACCCAAACCCATGCCTGGTCTAGATTGGCTGTGTATTCAGTTTTATTGTTAATAAACTTAACTTTCACTGTTCCTGCTTTCTGTTTTAGGTGTGTGTTACTGAACCACCAGCGACTACAAATGATACGGATGCGGTCAGGGCATCGGTAGCATTGCCGCCTACTACTGGGTAGTTAGGGTAAATGTTGCCAGTAAACGCCTCGCCATTAGCTGTAAAACTAAATGCGATTGTCGTATCTGGTGCAGTTTTGGTTGCATCCCACAAAGCCTCACAAACGGATGACGGTTGGGTTGAGCCCCAGTCTTGGAACAATTCCACCTGTAAGGTTGCTGTCTGGTCAATGGTCTTGTAAACCCTGCCGCTGAGTGTTTCTAAGACTTGCTGGTTGCTATCAATGGTTAGGGTTACACCACTAGCCACATTTGCATAAGAAACAGAGTTAATGGTCAAAACCAAATCCCTGCCGGTTACATACTTAAGTGCCATGTGAGCACCCTCCTAGTTAATTGTGACATCGATGTCGATGTCGGTTGTTAGATACTCGGTGGATCCGATTTCTGTTGAGGTAGGTTGTGAGAAATCGCCTACGGAAACATAAGTTGGAATTAACTCAGATACCGTCTCTATCATTTTCTCGAGGTTGATGAGAGCTGCTTGGTTATCATTATTGACAACCATTAGCGTTAGCGTAAATCGAGCTGCTAGCCTTGTTGGTGTCTGCCATAGCACATAAGGACTACCAGGCACCAGCACAATACAAGGTGCAAACATTGCTTCATTTGGATACGCATAAACCGAATAGCTGGGGTCCTTTAATAGATCCGCTAACTCGATGCGAGTTTCAGTAAGGCTCATCCGACCATGCTTCCCATGTCCAGGTATGGAGCCAATAAGCCTCTAACCCTGGTAAGTAATGCCTGGCCTAAACGATGAGGTCCAGGTGTGAAATCCACAGCCTGAATAGTGCCACCTGGTGCAGTGCGTTGCTGAAAAATCTCTACAGCCACAGCCAAGGCAGCCTCTCTAACCGATGGTAGGCTGTCGTAAATTAAGGCCTGAGACGCCAATAAAACACTGCCATAAGGCTTGTATCTGATTAACTCCGTATTGCTTGCTGTCTTTGCAACCTTAAACCACATCTGACCGGTATTGGTAATGGTGTAAGTGCCGTTAAAGGTTGCATCACAACCGCTGACAGTCACAGAGCCACCAGTGTAAAGGCTGTGACTGTCAGCGGTGTAATAGGTTGCCACATTATTGGAGATTTGTGCCGATGCTATGGAGCTGCGGTTGTAATCGAGCAGGCCGTCAATTAGATTTTCAGCAGCATCTGCGACCTGTTGCAAAGTTGAGTCAGGGTACAAAGTGCCAACACCAAGTACGGTGCGGAACTCGTCAATGTCAATTTTGCTCATGGTATCTCCTGTGGCGAGTGGGAGCCAGGGAACAGCAGGGGCTGACTCCCACTCAGACTGAATTAGGTCAAGTTAAAGCGGCGAATGCCTGTTGCTTGCTTGACTAGTGCACAACCGTAGCCGTAAACGCCAACTCGTACCTGACCAGTCTCGATGAGCTGAACTTGTAGGCGAGTGGTAGGTGCTTCGTACCAGGTGATTGCTTCTGGAGCAATGATAAAGGCTGAGTCATCAATCTTGGTTGCAGCTGATACATAAGGATCAACATAAACATTTAGACCGAGGATGTTGCCATCGATGCCCTGACCACTTAGAACGCCTGGGTTGTTCTGAACATTTGATGCGGTGAACAATGGGCGACCTGTGCTATCGGTAGCACCTAGCAAAGTACCCCACCAGTCGGTGTTGATAACGACATTACGAGCCTTTTTCTTGGCCGATGCAAAACATGCAGCGGACTCAGTACCTGCGTAGCTGATGAAACCTGCAGCGGTTGCAGCAGTCGTTGCAGCCTGGGTGCCACCTGATACAAGAGCGGACAAAACTGCGGCATCAGTTGCTTGTGCGTAAGCATTTTGCATCTGGTTTAGCAATTCGGTGTAAAACTCTGGTGATGAGCGGTCAATAAGTTCCCATGAAACATCGTTCATGCCAGCGTACTTGGTAACCGTACCTGTTAGGTAGGTGCTGGTCATGCCGGTTTCTGATGGTGCGGCACCTTCATTAGTTGCAGCAACAGTTGGAGCAGTACCAAGTGTCGGAACCGTAAAGGTCATGCCACTTGATACAAGAGCCTGACGGCTTACTGCATTGATTGCTGGGCGATCTGCGATGGTGTTTGTTACAAACTCCTGCAAGTGCTGTGGCAAGGTTAGACCGGTATTGGTCGAGGTGCTGTCATCAGCTGCTTTAACATACTGACGAGCTGAGTCATCGCCTGTTAGGGCTTTGATTGAGTTCTCAATGTAACCAGCAGCGGTTATGTTGAGTCGTGGTGCGGTTGTAATAGGGCTAGCTGCTTGCACCACTGGTGCGGCGGCGGCCTCTACCTCAACCTCTGGGGTTTCGATTGGTTGTTCTGACACTTGGTCCTCCTGTGGTGTAGTGTCTGGGTCTGCCTCCGCCTCGGATGCAGCCACATCTGTTACAACAGCATCACTAAATGCTGGTGCGTGGACAAGTGAAACCTCAACGATACGAGCGGCTGTAACATGCATTACGCCATTTTTCATTGAGTACTTGTCTATCTGTGCTCCAACGCTCAAACCGTCTCTGAGACCGTCTGCAGCCTCTACAAGGGCATCACTGCCAGCGGTTGTGTTGGAAACCTTAAATGTGCCGTTAATACCTCCAGGGGTTACCTGAAACTCGATAGCCTTGCCGATTGGCCGCATGGCATCATGCTGGAGCAAAAACTTAACTGGCTTTGGGTCTGGATTATCAATGGATCCAACCTCAAAAATTACTGGGCCAGCACTGGTGTTACCAGTTTTCCCAAACGGTACGACTATGCCTGAAATCTGCCGAGTTGCCTCATTTGCTCCTGTAATGTGAGCTGCAAAAGTTAGGTTAATTGGTTCATGCTTCATTAGCTGGATTACCTCCTCTTGGTGCTAAATCTTCCATCTGCCTAGCCTCATCGATGTTGATGATGCCAGCATCGAGAAGTTTGACGATTACATCTACTCGTTCTGTTGGATTACCTCGCAAGAAGTCATCCATCTCGACCTCGACATACTGGCCTCTGGGCGTAATGTCATCCATGCTTAGGCGACTTTCCAGACTGTCGATGTATGGGCGAAGCGAGAAATCCAGCAAGCTCCGTCTCTCGGCGGAAACATTTGAGTAGGTGCTCGAGGCACTTTCGGCATTTATGTACCATGCTGGGATGTTCATTACTCGAGCAATTTCATTAGCGGTGTATGCCCTGGCCTCGGTCAGCTGCATTTGAGCCGAGTCCATGCCTACGACCTCAAGATTTATTGGACCTTCGACATAGGCTGTTGAGCGATTACGCCTAGCGGCCTTAAAAGCGCTTAAAAGTTGTTCTTTTTGGTCTGCTGGTAAGTTCATGCCCTCGTTGCGTAGCACCATTGCTGGCACTGGCTCCTGAGCCATGCGTAAAGCGGCTGACTCAAGTTCGATTGCCGCCGAAATTGTGCGACCAGCTCTAGCAAGTATGCCTTCGTCTGGACCCCAGAAAGTAATAAGTGAGCCAACGCCTTTCATTGGCAAATCTTGGCCATCGAGAGTGTAAGCCAGGATTATTTGACCGGTAGCATCGGTGCGAGTGTTAATGCGTAATGGATCAATGCGGCGAGCCTGTGTAACTCGGCCATCTTCCATCGATGTCATCAAAATCTGCCAGTAGGCAACGCCATAAAACAATAAATCGTCAATGGTCCAAACG